CTTGCGAGGGCGATCGAAAACATTGCAATTTTTGCTTAGTAAACTCTCGCCCATTAAGGCGACAAACATCTTTCAAAAATTGAAACAGATCGATCGCCTAAATGGACATACCACACAAATTAATGTACTTTAACCTCACTTAAGAGGGTAGGTATTGAGCATACAAGCTTTACAACTCCCTGTGGAAGATCATGCCGACTGCACCGGACATAGAATACATCACTATAAAAGTGATTGTTACTATTCATGATTTTGTTTTAGACATATAACCCTGTCTAATTGGGTATTGGATTACTCACATAGTGGGTAATCGTTGGGACATTTAAAAAGAAATGACAGCCCCAGTCAGTTCCAATTCCGGCATATTTATAATATTTAACTCCTGCCGGAGCGAGTGTAGCACCATCATAAGCAAAATCGAGTCGCATACGTCCAAATAAATCATCATCCTGCGTCTCACTATTGCTAGAAGGCTCGGATTTGTCCAGACTCATAAATTTAAAAGCGGAATACATTGGGGCGGCAACATTCATACCAGCATTTGTAAAAGTGTTAGTAAGTGCTAGACCAGAAGCATTACCCTGACCTTGACCCATAGTCCTAAAAATGGTGTTCTGATTAGCAGAATTGGTACCTGCGGCTACAGAAACTTGTCCGAAACCGACATTAACTTGTCCACTAGAACGAGATATCTTGATGACACGTAAAGCGACAGAAGAATCAGTATTTACAGACCAATTAACAGAACCACGATAACCGATAAAGCACATAGCAACCCATTGAAGAGGGTGCACCGGAACAAAATTGAAGTTGAAATTGGTGGCTGTAGCAATAAGACCCTTAGCTTGATATTGTCCATTAGGATCATACCCAAAGGCCAAAGGCATACGATCAAACACTTCTGAATATAATCCGAAAGCACCAGCGGCTGGAAGAAAATAATTAGCAGACGCCAAAGAATAGCGTCTAAGAACCTGTCTTAAACTAAAAATTTTCTCACCAAAATTAATGAGGTACTTTTCTGGTACCTCATCACATGGCGCAGAACCAGCAATTATCAAATTCGACTGAGTCATTTCATACTCATCCAAAGATTGTACAGCAAACTGTGAGAAGTTTTGATTAACATCAATAGGTCCACCAAATTCCAAATTATCTGCAGCTCGCACAGAAATAATAATTGGCACATTGGAAAGAATTACCGGTGCTGTCAAAGCTGTCACAACACGCATAACAAGTGTACCATTAGTAAGATTCGGTGTATGCTGAAAATTAACAGCAGGACCAGTAGACCAGGGTAAAGAAACAGTTGAAGCAACAGAAGTCCGACACCAAGCCAAAGCTTGATTATACGGGACCCTAACCTCAACATTAGTGTCTTTAGTAAGATCAATAATCTCATTAAAACACACAGGTTGAGTGTCAGCGGTGTTGCACACATTTTGAGTAGCATTACCAGAAGGATCGTATATAATACGAACACGCCCGCGATGAAATTGCGAGGCGATAAACCTAAATCGGAAAATATAATCACCACGCCAATACAAAAACATTTGTGATATCCAACAAGATGGAACCATATATATTTTTGTGCTAACTGAAGCGTCAACATCAAACATAGTTGGTGTAATTGCCGATTGAAAAAGCAAAGAATCCAATGGTGTTGTGGTAAACCAATTAGTGAAACACAAATAAGACTCTTTTTGAACTAAATACTTAATGCTTAGCTCATCAACTGGATGTAAACCAACCACAGTTGGATCAACAGAAAGCTCATTCTTAGGATCTATAGTAAGCTTTTCAATTGGATAACCCTGCTCAGTAGATGCAAAAACTGGAAATGGCATAGGTCTATAAGGCATAGCATCATCAATAACAGGAGTGTTGCTAAAACCTAAAAAGGATGCAATCTGTGCAATAGCAGAAGCACCCATTTGAGTAGCTGTAGCAAAAGGTCTAATAAGTGGTATGGCGGTGAGTGCTTTAGCGGCTGCCGCAATAGCAGTAGCTGTAGTAGCCACTATTCCATTACCATACTCATCCTTAGCCTGCAATAACAAACCAACAGTAGGTCCACTAACAGTAACATTTTCTGCCCAGGCGTAAGTGGTAACTGTAACACCAGAACCAATAACTCCATTGGCACTTTGTAAGGGCCCTATATTCAAAAAAGTCAACTGACCCATATCAGTAAAATCTTGCGAGATGTTAGTAGATATCCAATTTTTTGGCCAAAAGAAAGGTAACATCAATTCACCACCTTCATTATTCTGCGGATAAATCCAAATATGAGGTCTTTGAGAATATGGTATGAAATATCGCGTGCCAGCATCATTAATAATGGTGCTAGGCTTAAACGACGGTAAAGGTTGATAAGACATCATCATAGCACCATAATAAAACGGAGAAGCATTGACCATCACTTTAATATGAAGATCGCACCGCAACCAGGCGTAATTAGCCAGTTTGTTCTGTATAGGAACATTCTGGTAAAACAACAACCATGGATTTATAGTGGCGAGAGCTCCAAAACCATCTGACTCATTCCAAGTGAAAGAATTTATTCTCACAGGTCGACTAAGAAATTCATTCAATGATACATTAGGTGTGGCATCAAACAAAGCACCGGAAGATAAAATTGCAGCTGCACCAGCCTGATAACCACCAGAGTCCTCTAAAAAGGAAACATTTTCAGTAGTAGTTTCTGTAGGTGTCACCAATTCATTAGTGCCAACGCCATCAGCATTGACATCTTCTGATTGGAAATAAAAAGTAGACCAATATGGTCCACGAGGGGAAACGGTCCCCCCACCCGACGACTGGTTAAGCACAGTCGCGCGCTTTGTGCACATTCCACAGTGGCACTCCTCATTATAGAACTCGGTAATTATGTTATATGATGTATAGACTAATCAGGCCATATACAAAAGGTGGATTACCACCATAAAGTTCTTTATTTATACTCGCGAAACCACGAGACCAATTTTATAAGAGATTTGAAACTCATAACGTTCATTATTTATACTCGCGAAACCACGAGGTCAATTTTATAAGAGATTTGAAACTCATAACAGTATTTTTACTATAAAAATACAGAAAAAGCCATCCAACCTTAATTAGTTGCCACCCACAAAGATGAAGTTTTAATTTCATAATCGTGAAATTTTTGCATCAAATTATCAAATGTGGGAAAAGTTATATCATACCCTGCCGCCTGGATAAGTGGATCCAATCCGGTCTCAGTACACAAAAATTTCAAACGAGGAACCCACAAATCATAAACAGCTCTGCCATGATAAAAATATTCTCTAACCGCACCGCCTACAGAGGATATCATTTGATATTCATGGCTAACACTCTTAGAATAAACGCAAGTCATAATACTTTTCTCTATAGATTCCAAATCAAGTGGTGCCAAAAAAGCAGTTACCTCATCATCGTAGACCCATTTACGTTTTAAGAAGCTAACTTCTGAAATATGTATATAAGGTTTCGACTCCGAAGTTTTATCCGCCATAGTATAAGTTATACCATTATCAGCTAAAACTTTTTGAATAGTGGTATGGTTAAACCACGGAATAGTAGGACTAACACCCATAACACCATCGTCACCATAAGTTAATAGTTTCACATTCTTTTTAAAATCTACACAATTGTGTTCAGGATTCAATACAACATACGTATAACGCATATAAATACTATGAACCATACTATTTACTGGAGTGGTAACTGGTACACCAGAAGGATTAGTGCCAAATAACATCATAATATCACCATTCATATCTATTAGTGGATAAGCTACATCCAATGCTATACCTCTAGCAACTATTAAATCCTCTGGAGGCCACCCAGCAATTTTCATAAAAAATTGCATAACAGCGAAAGCAGCAAGGATCATAGGAGGTGGCATAGTTTTATCATAAAAGCGAAAATCTCCAGCTACAATAAATTGTGCTAATCCAGCTAACGGATCATTTTTGATAATATCAAGATCAGTATCACATAAATAAGCATAAAGATTCTCCCACTCACGCGATTGGGCAACTGTACCCAGTGCTGTTTCAAAAGCAAAACGATTATTTTGCATTAAGCGAATAATAGGCAAATAAAACATACGCACTACTATAGACCAATCCATCGGTGCTCCGCCCATGATACGCGTATTACCACTAGCAATCTTAGAAAATTTGCGTGGTTCATCTTTCAAATGTTGAACATAAATAGGAAAATAACGTTTACCTTGTCTATAAATAGATAATATATTCGCTATTCTATCTTTCATATCATCATCAACATCAACAAAATTCTCACCAGGCTCGCTTTCTATTGGATGCAATAATGAACGTTTGCATTTATTCCAAGGAAAACCTGCACTAGTACCTCTATTCAATTTATCAACATACGAAACACCTGTAGCACCATTTATAGCTGTTTTTAAATCATACTTTTCTAACTCCATAATTTGATTACGAGGTAAAGCAGATTCAATATCCAAACATAATTGATGAGTACAATGGTCTATAATATTTTGGCTAAAAGATGTAGGAACTTTCACAGTTTCCAATAGAGCATTACGCCAAGGAACATATGTAGACATCATAGGTGGACCAAATTTTTGTGTATACCATCCTTGTCTTTCAGCCAAATTAGCCAACATTGTTCTAGCTACTCGCGATTTAGGCTTAGCGCGATGTCCAACAAATGAACCATAAACTTCAGCAGTACCATTTTCAATATATCGTATAGGAGATTTAACACTTAATTCGCCAATTTGTTTTGTGGATATACCAACAGCATCAAGCCGAGGTACTCCAGAATCAAAAGACAAATCTTTAAAATGCGAATAACAATCCAATATCATTTGCTGAGTTATTTGTGTTGATATAACTACATTATCTTTATTTCCTAAAGCATGTAATCCCAAAATTACAGGACCCATAGGACAAAAAGCTAACATAACAGCACCACAATCACCGTCAACAGTTAAAACATTAGATATAGCAGACCAACTATCTTTAGATATTAAAGGATGATCATGATTGCTTTTTTCTATTTGTATTAAATCATTTATGGATTTATTTCCATCAACATTTATTGCTAAATATGAACCCAAATATTTGCCTCCAAAATCAGGTCCTGGAAATAATGAACATAAATTTTTCTTTGGCGGCACATTATTAATTACTATAAATGCTAAATCACAATTCACAAATTTAAGTATCTGTGTAGAATCCACATGTACAACGATATTAGATGATATGCCTATAGAATTTGAAGACATTATCTTCAAAGAAAACCTATCAGTATTAGGTACAGCATGCAAATTGACAGCGTACAAATTACCTCCAACACAAAATGCACCAGTATTTTTAAAATGCACATTATCAGAAGACATTCTAAATCGCACAACATTTTTATACACAATATCTTTAACAACATCAGAACTTAATGCTTTCCACGATTTAGTTGTCGTGGAAACATCAAACGTAGAGACATTAAAAACTTCAGCATACCAAACATTTGGTCTTTCGTCAGGATGTGGTATAGGTGTACCACCCTCTTCAACACTCTGTGGAAATAGATCAACCTTAGTAGATGGGCAAATGTATTTCATACATCTATACATGGCATAAGCTCCAGCACATAATCCAAACATCTTACCATATTTGATAAGAGAAGCAAATTTAAGTGATGTAGCATCGCCAATATGACGAATAGCAAACTTAAACATAAAATTTTGTGCAGATAGTGCAGCAACTGAAGTACAAGCATAAGCTAAGTACGGAGTTGCAGCAACTAATAATATATTAAACGGAAAAAAGGCTGGTAAAGCTGGTAGAAATATCCCCAAAGTAACAAATGATCCAGCACAAGTTACTAAAAAACTGCCTATATCAGGCCACATACGTTTTTTAAAATTATTAAAAACTGGAATACAAGAATCTGAAATATAAGACATAAGAAAAGAGCGTTTATTTTCAACACTAGTACATCTAATGTCAGAAAAAATTGTGGAATCGTCTATATATACCTCTTCTTCTTTCTCCTCTGAAGCTTGAGTTTGAAAATGATTTACAAACGCTTCATGGGATTCAGCAGAACATATACAAGCATATTTTGGAGCAAAACATAATTTACAAACTTCCAATACACGCATAGCAATTTCACTCTCAGCTAAAGCTAATTGTTGTGCTTTATGTTTCGTAACAGTTTTACCAAACCACATCAAAAAAGTCTCTATATTCAAAAAATGATCAACACGTACATATTTGGCTTTTTGTTGTAATATGGTTTCTCCACTTGGCTCAACTTTCAGTAAAATGAGCTCCCAATAATCATCGAAATGATCTGGATCATTCAAACATTTACTAGGATCTAACATTATACCATTAGGTTGAGCAAAGCGTTTCTTAGGACGCACTTCTACAACCCAAGGCAATCGTCTCTGTATAGCCAATGGACAAGAAAAATACGCAAATGCATTCAAATGTAACGTATTGGTAGTTGCAACAACAATCTCAGCCATCATGGGTGTCTTACCTTTATCTTCTAATGCTGCTTGATTAGTAACATGAGTAACATTATTTATAACATTAATAATCTCAGATAAAGATAAATCCATAACACCCAAACTAGGATTACTTGCTGCAACGTCATCTAACAAAACAAACCATTGAGAAGAAGTGTATCCATCCCAAAAATTAGCAGTAAATTGTCGTGTATATTTATACTCTGAACCCTTAGGCATATCAAACAATTGAGTATAATATGCATGAATTATAGAGCACAAATGGGATTTACCAACACTAGATCCACCATACAACAATAAACCAAAAGGAGCAGCACGCTCACGCTGCGTACTTTTCTTAGATATATCGTTAGCTTTAATCATCTCCAAATCTGACAATAAAGATCTAAGTTTATCTTTTTCAAATTTAGTAGTGGTTATAGCAGTTCGCACAATAGTTTTACCTATGTAAATAGCTTCCTCCAAATCACTACGAAACTTAAAAATATTAAAACCCTGAGGCTCAGGATTAGATAAAAATTTCTCTTGTAATTTAAGTTTATAAACTAAATTCATCCAATCTTCATAACTATTACCAGAGTGGGTGAATGGTGACATACACCCAGTCTTTATAGCTTTAGAAAACTGAGAGAAGAATAATGTAAGCAAATCAAATAACGAATGCCAAAAGGTAAAAGTAGATGAACTAGTCTTAATTATAGCTTGACTTTCAAATGCTGAATAACCAACATTATCAAAAGTTAAACCAAGATTATCAAAAACGGATCTAGACATAGCAGATAACAAAAATTTTTGTAATTTAACCATTAAAGGTAAGTTTTTAATAGAATCTGCAAAATTAAATTTGTCTCGCAAACCAGAGAAAAAACTCTCAACATCAAAAACATCTTCAGATTGAAAAGTACAATCACCTGAATGTTTAGATAGCATATATTTTTCATATTTAGCCATTCTATTAGCTTGATGTTCTTGATAAATATCTTCTGCAGATTTATCCATAGGTGTAGCTCTAAATTCATTGAAATTATCATCAGGATCCTCGATGAAATCGGATATCAAAGTAGTCAATTCTTTGATCATATTTCCAACAATAGGTCCTTTAAACATTCCATGACATAGAGCCACAATAGCTAAAGATATATCTATAAAACTATTAGATCTATACATTTGAGCTATAAAAACTATAGAAACTTCTAAAACTCTCAACATATCAATATCAGTTATATCAGCAAAAGACAAAATATCTTTTAATGAATCAAACATTTCCAATGCTTTATCATACGTAAAACTTTGAATACTAAATTCTGATAACAACTGTTTTTCCATAAGAGCAATTTGTGTTAACGGTATATTATGACCATTAGCACGAAAATTCTTACACAAGGTTCGTAAAACATACACCGCTTGATATTTATTATCAACGGGAGTGGTAAGCTTAGGGCGAGTGGTGGTCTTAGCACAGACACTGGCAAATGGGGGGGTGGCGGTAGAGTTAGTACAGGCCACCAAAGGATTAATAGTAAAACGTTTATTATTTATCATTGTATCTGGAGAGGTTGGGGAGCTGTATTTTTTAACCAAAGCATGGCGAGTCTTATTATAAAGTTAGACTTCTTAAATGGGATTTTCACCTATTCTTGTATAAATGATCATATTTTAATAAGGAGAGCATAACTTCGTCAAACAAAGTTGCCTCTTTACGAGGATATCAATTAAGATTCACTTATTAAAATAATAACATAAACACCTGATTACATCCACGACTAAAAGTCGCGGTCAGTTTTTTCTTTTTATCCGGAAAAATACAATGAGCCGGTATCTCATATAAACAACAGATATATATATAATAACAAAATATATACACTAAAAACAATATATAAAAACAAAAATTTGCAATTCATCAGCAGTTAAAAACTGCTGAGACCTACGCTTTAAAAGATTAAGGTAAAAATTGCAATAAGTAGGATTAACATCCTACAGTCGATAATATTGTAAACAACATATCGAAAAGCACGTCAAAACGTGCAAAAACCAATATAAATATTGGCAAAGTGGGTAAACCCACAAACAGTCGCCACAAAAAGTGCGACAAACCGGGACTCGTCCCGTGAAACATATAAAACTACACATTTAGAAATTTTATTAATACAGTGTTTCCAAACTGTTTTAGAAATAAGACATATATCGATTATAATCAATATAAATTTAAGAGGTATATCCAAAATAATGACAACAAAAATGCACGAATCTTGATCCGTACACATGTGTCATAACTATAGAAAATATACATTAAAAATACAAAAATCAAAACAAAACATATCTATAAATTCAATCAAATGATTGAAT